GTTGCGACAGCAGGACTAGTTACTAAGAAATTAGCACCACCTCTAAGTGTCTTTTGGTGAATTTTGTTAGATACTTTTTGAAGTTTAGTACCAAGTGTCTGGAACCATTCTCCTTGCGTATTATAAAATCCGCCTGCATCAACGCCTCTTCCTTCAAATGCATTACCTGCATCATTTAAGAATTGGTTTGATTTAGCTGACCAATATTCAGTTGTTACTGCACCATTGATTAACATATCTAAGATCTCTAGATCAATTTCCATTGATACATATTCACTTAGCATTGAAGTTAATTCAGCTTCTGCATCAATTGAATGATAAGCATTCAAATCTTGAGCAAATTCTGGTGTCCATACAGCCTTTAACTTTCTTGTCTTAGCAACAATTGGGTCTGACTGCATTTCCAAGTTCACTTCTGGAATATCAATATCTGTTCCGTCATCAATACCGTTATTGGCACCTGATCCTTTAAATGGATTTGAATCTTCAAAGTCACCTCTTGTAGTGTCAGTTGGTTGTTTACTAAATTTAACTGTGTATTCACCAGTAGCTGGAGCAGAAGCAGAACCTGATATTACAAATTCTACATTAGTAGCGCCTACTTTAGTAAGTGCAGGATATGATAAAAAGCTACCACCTGAACCTGTTTCTAATGTAAATGATCTAGCCGCAGTAAGATCAGCGTTTCCTAATTCACTTTTTACTATTGTAATAATTGAGTACTCTGATAATGCTTTTGTACCATTTGTAAAATCTGAATCATAATTTACAGATGCAGATGTAATAGTAGCTAAAGTACCAGTATGTACAGATGATGTTTCGTTGATTGAATATCCAAATCTACCAGCACCATATAAACCACCTGATGCATCAGCTGCGTCAGATGTTACACCAAACATAGAGTTGTTAGCATTTGGAGAACCAAATTTAAACTCATTTGATGTACCACCAGTTGTTTCGAAGCCTGGTTGAGCTGTACCGTATTTAAAATCTAGATAAAATACAAGACCTGAAGGTAAATTCATTGGTTGTACTGATACGAATTCCTTTGCAGCAAACTCAGCAAAGATTCTTCTTACTAATGGTAAAGCAACTCCAGCCCACTCTTCAGAGTTGGTAGAAGTTCCAGTAGCAGATGATTCTTTTACTAGTTGTCTGGCTTGGTTTTCAAGTAACTGGGACATCCCAGCTCTTTCCGTATCACCATTTAAGCCTTCAAGAAGTCCTGTTCTTTCCCATTTTGATACTAAACCTTTAGCGGCCGATCTTTGGGAAGGATTATTGTCTTCTAATAATGATGAAATTTCCATTATTTCTTTCTTTCTTTTTTAGTCAAGCAATCCAGCTAATTTTTTCCATCTATTAGCTAATTCATTGCCTTCGTTAATAATTTGTTTTGTTTTAGTTGTTGGAGCGGTAGTTTCTACTGGTTTAGAAGCATAGCTTTCTTTAACCATAACACGTCTCTTTAAAGGAACGTGAAAACTCTCTGCTAGTGTACTAAATACTAATTTTACTTCTCTTGTATTACCAGCTCTATCAAAATTTTCAATTACTTTCATTTTTTGATTTTCGTCTAATTCAAAGTTTCTAAATAATTTATTAGTATATAATAATTTTGCATTTAAAAGATTTACCTCATTAATAGTACCTCTTAAAGACTGAATAGTATCATACGCTTCAGTAAGTTCTTCTTGAAGATCAGTGTCAGAAGGTTTATCGTCAGCTGGATTTTCATCTGCTGCATTCATAGGTTTACTACCTCTTCCTTCTTTAGCTACTTCTTTGTTATCATCTTCTTCATCTTCTTCGGAAAGAATTGATTCGATAATTTCATCGATGTTTAAATCTTCTTCAACTTTTTCTTTGTCGCCTCTACCTTCTTTAGCTACTTCTTTTTCATCAGCTTTATCATCCATTTCTTCATTTACGTTTTCAGCGTAAATATCAGCTTCATTAGTGTCCATCTCTTCTTCAAGATCTTCTTCTAATTCTCTAATGATTGATTCTAATTCTAATTCGTCAGCTACTTCAGCTTCTGGTTCCATTTCGTCACCCATGCCATCTAATTCAGCTTCTGCATCCATTTCATCTCCAGCTCCTAATTCGCCTTCGATATCATATGAACCATCTGAATCTAAATCGACACCAATGCCTACTGAGTCAGGTTGTCCGTCCATGTCACCCATGTCGTCACCCATATCATCTGCACCCATATCATCCATACCAGCATCTCCTAATTCGGCTTCTAAATCCATTTCAGCTTCTCCCATTGGCGTTGCCATTTGGTCGTCTTCCATGTCTTCTTCAGCTAATTTAGTTGATAACATTGATTGAATCCTTGGAGCAAATGCTTCTTCTAATGCAATCTTAGCGTTGGCTAGAGCAGTTTCTTTAACAGCTTTAGCATCCGCAATTGCTTCTTTTAGCAAATCTGATTTTGCCATTTGTTTCTCCTTAAATTTGTTTTTGGAAATAAGATTATTA